GCGATTATAGAGCCGTTTCAGACGAGCAATTCAGAATGCTAAATACCTACGGGGCATTCACGAGAGTGCCGCCAGAGGCGATTGCAGGGCTTCAGAGGCTATCGTTTCAAGGGTTTGAGGCTTTAGCTAATCAGCAGCTTGATACTCTGGCGAATGGTGTATATCAAGCCACGCTCACTGGCAGGGGTAAGGCTGACTTCATAAATGACTTGAGAGGTAGCATCAATGGAATCTATCAAGCAAGCGATCAAGAGGAGATTCGCCAGCTTGTTGAAGTGGCTCAAGCAGCAACTGGAGCCAGACAACAGGAAGCGATTGATCGACTCCACTCAGTTTATAGCGCTGACAGGCTTGGCAATAATCTCAGGCGCTATGCGTCACTGTATGCAACTGATTCGCTCAATCAGTACTCGGCGACGTTAACTGTCACAACGGCAAACGAACAAGGCATCGACCGTTTCGAGTACTACGGCGATCTGATAACCGATAGCCGACAGTTCTGCCGTGACCATGTCGATAAGGTATATACCCGCGACGAGATCGAAAAAATATGGGAGGGTGAGTGGGCAGGCAAGGCTCCGGGCGACCCTTTTATCGTGAGAGGGGGTTACAACTGCCGCCATCAATGGCTACCCATCGTGAGGGAATAACATGAGCAAAGAGCTAGACCGAGCAAGGAACCTGACCGCGAGGCGACCGATACCACCGGCAATTCGTCAACTACTGGAGCCACTGGCAGCGGCTGCGCCCGAAGAAGAAAAGCCAGACTTTGATGAGCTATATGCAATTGTGGATGAGTTGCTGCCATTACCTAAAAAAACGAGGAGCAAGAAAGATGCCGAGCCATTACGGACACAGCAAGAACAAGAAGAAAAAAAAGACGATGAACAAGCCCAAGAGGACTAAAAAGTAACCATCAGCTATTGACATCCCTGTGAAGCTGGTATAATGCCCCCCACTCGAAAGAGGTTCGCACATGAGCGATGAAATCATGGAAGAAAGTGCTGAGACTGAACCGGCACAAGAAATAGTTCAGGAAGCTAAGACGTTTACTCAAGACGAACTTGATCGCATCGTTGCGGATCGAGTCGCTAGGGAAAGGCGCAAGCTAGACAAGAAGCTAGAAGGTATCGACATCGAGGAAGCTCGCCAGATCATGCTTGAGCGTGAGCAGGCGCAGATTGAACGCCAAAAGGAAAAAGGCGAGTTCGAGCAGGTACTAAAGCAGACTGTCGAAAAGAAGGATCAGCAGATTGCTGCAATGCAAGCGGCCCTAGAAAGCACCAAGATTGACGGTGCTTTGTTGTCGGCGGCAAGCAGGCACAATGCTGTAGATTCTGAACAGGTATCGCAGTTGCTGCGGAATCGTGTAAGACTATCGGACGATGGTTCGGTTGAAGTCCTAGACGATAGCGGAGCGATCAGATACAACGACAAAGCCGCTCCCCTCTCAGTTGATGAGTTGGTGGGTGACTTTCTTACGGCGAACCCGCATTTCGTCAGAGCCTCCGCAGGAGGTGCTGGCACACAAGGGATGGCTGGTGGCTCCACGCAGAAGCCTATATCTGTGGCTGACATGGTTGCTAATTGGAAGGACGGCGGTGCCGAGGCATTCCGCGCCTACAAGAAAGCAAACAAATAAACCACTTTTTTTGATATAGGACATAAATCATGGCTGCTACAACGAGCACAACCCTTGACGACCTGTTTGCGAATATCATCGCACAGGCACGATTCACTGCTGAAGAAGAGTCCCTAATGATGGGCCTCGTTACTATGTACAACATCGGCGACGAAGCTGGTAAGACGATTCAGGTGCCTAAGTACCCTGCAATCACTGCCGCTGACCTGACCGAAGGCACCGACATGAGCAGCACGACTGTCTCAACTTCTTCTGTCTCAATCACCGTGGGTGAGGTGGGCGCACAAGTAGTTCTGACCGACTTGGCTGCAATGGGTGCTGGCAACCCTGCTGAAGAGTTGGGTACTGTACTGGGTAACGCTATCGCTACGAAGATGGACTCAGACCTGATCGCATTGTTTGACGGATTCAGCACTGCCTTGGGCGCTGCTGGTCAAGAGATCACTGTGGCTGATCTGTTCAAGGCTGCTGCTACCTTGCGTAACAACAAGGCACAAGGCGAGATTTTCGCGGTTGTTAACCCTTTCCAAGCGTACCAACTGAAAGCTAACTTAACCAATACCTTCGCCAACCCAAATGGTGGTGACGCGCAGAACACGGCTATGGTTAACTCTTACGTTGGCACCATCGCTGGGATCGACGTTTACGAGTCTGCAAACGTAACCGTGGATGGTAATGATGACGCGAAAGGCGCTGTCTTCTCACGCGAGGCTCTGGCTATCGCTATGAAGCGCGACTTCCAAATCGAAGCGCAACGTGACGCATCACTTCGTGCCTTCGAGCTTAACGCTACCGCCATCTATGGTGTGGGCGAGCTTGATGACACTTATGGTGTTGAGATGCTGTTCGACGCAGCAATCTAAAGCGTTTGGACGGCCCTGCCCCTTCTCTCCTTGGGGTGGGGCTGTCCCTTTTTGGAGGTTCTGTTGGCTATAACCTACCGAGGCGAGCGGTTCGAGGGCTACAACAAGCCTAAGCGCACACCTAAGCACCCAGAGAAGAGCCATGCAGTATTGGCTAAGGAAGGCGACAAGGTTCGTCTAATACGCTTTGGGCAGCAGGGTGCCGATAACAAGCCCCCTCGCAAGGGTGAGAGTGAAGCAGACAAAGCAAAGCGCAGAGCGTTCAAGGCTAGGTTTGCCAAGCAGATAGCCGCAGGGCGCAGAGACAAAACAGCATCGGCTGCGTATTGGGCCGACAAGGTGAAGTGGTAATGGCATTTTCTCAAGACTCCGATCTGGTAGCCCTTGTCCCTGACATCTTGGACTTCGGCATCACATCGTTTGCGACTGAACACGCGAAAGCACAAACCGACCTGACCCGTACTATCAGAAATGAGTGGTGGTACAAGAAACAGATTCCTGGGGAAATGGTTCCCGCATACCTGACCGACTCCCAGTGGACGCGATGCAATGCCTATCTGGTGTTGTGGAAGTTCGCCCTCCCCCAGCTTACAAACTGGGTACAAGATGATCGCTTTCTGAACATGATTCAGTTCTACCAGCAGCGCTATCAAGAAGAACTGACTGCGGTGTTTGCTGACGGTGTGGAGTACGACGACGACAACAGCGGCACGATTGAAGATGACGAGCGCGGCATTGTCTCTTATGGGCGGCTAACGCGATGAGTGTAGGGCTGCGAATCTCCATTGAGCCGAAAAACCTCAAGGGGTTGACCGAGCGCAAGCGTCAAGAGATTGAGCGCAGAATCTCGCCTGCTATTGATAAAACAGCGAGCCTTGGAAAGCAGATTATCCTCACTCGCACAAAGAAGGGAGTGGGCATTGGTGGGCCGTTTAAGCGTTACTCACCTGCTTATGTAAGGTTCCGAAGTAGACCGAGGCGTAGGTCGCCAGCGGGTAACTTATTGGGTCTCGGCAAGAGCAATCCCAATTTGGTGAACCTCAATGCCACAGGCGATATGGTTAAGTCTGTGCAAGTGGAAGGTAGTAAGGGTGGTCGCATTGCGCGCATTTACCTAGCTGGAAAGTTCAACGCTCAAAAGGCGTTTTGGACAGATCGGCAACGTCCTTGGTGGGGATTCAATAATCAGGAAGAGTCACGCCTAGCTAGGTTCTTCCGCAAAGAGATTCTGCGATGAGTGTGAGAGAGAACATCGCTACCAATCTGGTGACAGCGTTACAGGCAGTGACCACTCCCACGACTATAAAGTTCGTCACTCGTGAGCCATTCGACTTTGACAAGCTCAGCAACGCACAGTATCCGGCAGTGCTTGTGAGAACAACAAGCGAAGACCGTGGCGACTCGACTGTGGGCGGTTCCGCTACACAGAGGCTTTCGACGATTGATTACGAGCTTGTGTGTTATGTGAAAGGCACAGGCTTGGACACGGCAAGGAATAATATCATTGAGTCGATTGAAGAAAAGCTCGATGAGGACAGGTCTCGCGGTGGCAATGCAATTGATACGCAGATCATCAGCGTTGATACCGACGACGGCAGTATTGCCCCTATTGGTGGGGTGATTATAACGGTGCGAATTGAGTACCAATACACAAGAGGCACAACCTAAGAGGTGAAGCATGGCAACGACTAAAGGCTCAAGCGGCGTAGTCAAATTGGCGGTTAGCGGCGGCAGTGTCGCTGCTATGGGTGAGATTCGTAGTTTCACCTTGGACGAAACGGCAGACACGATTGAAGACAGTGTGATGGGCGATACCTCGCGCACCTATGTCTCTTCTCTCAAGACTGCCACTCTATCAATGGATGTTTACTGGGATGACGCAGACGCTGTACAGCTAGTAATGGACGCAGCAGCGGATCTGATCTTTGAGTTGTATCCTACTGGCACAGGCACTGGCGAAAAATACTACAGTGGTGGTGGTATTCTAACGAGCAAATCTTTGACCGCATCCTTTGATGGTATGGTTGAAGGCAGTTTCGCTCTGCAAGTGTCTGGAGCGGTTACAGAAGCCACAGCATAAGGACATCCCAAAATGGGACTAGCTAAAGAACTGAGAAGCAGAAGAAATCTGAGTGCGAGAGAGATCGAAGTGGAGGCGTGGGCTGATTCAGATGGTCAGCCTTTCGCCCTCTACTGCTACCCTCTCACTTGTTTTGACATGAACGAGATGCAGAAAAAGCACCCTAAGTTCATGGAAGGGATGACCCTTGGCGCAATGGTTGATTTGATTGTGCTGAAAGCGTGCGATAAGTCTGGCGAGCGAATCTTTACATCTGCCGAAGACAAGCACGACTTGATGGGTGAGGAGGGCGCGGTCATCAGTGACATCGCTGCGAGAATGTTCGCGTCAGTGCAGAGTGTTGAGGAACACGAAAAAAACTAGCGTCCGATCAGTTTAGGTTTACGTTAATAACCTTGGCTGATCGGTTACATATGAGCATTTCAGAGGCCGAGCAGATGCCCATGTCAGAGTTCAATGAATGGCTGGCCTACTTCAACTTGATGGGTGCTGACGATGGCAAATGAAGCGGTAAGAATCCCGATAGAGGCGGTCGATAACACCAAGGCCGCTTTCAACTCTGTTAACCAAAATCTTAACAAGACCGCAAAAAATGCCAAGGTGGTCACGGGTTCTTTTGGCAGATTCCGTGGCGCATCTCAGCAGTTAGGCTTTCAGATTCAAGACGTTGCTGTTCAGCTAAAGAGCGGAACGGATGCGTCTGTTGTCCTTGCTCAACAGGGTTCTCAGATAGCGTCTATCTTCGGGCCTGCTGGTGCTGTTGTAGGTGCGTTCATAGCTGTAGGTGCTGCGGTAGCGGGGCCATTTATATCTTCCATTCTAGGTGGCACGACTGCATTGAAAGAAATGCAAGAGGCTGCTGATAGGGTGCAGGGTTCTCTTGCGGCGATGACGGTTACAGAAAGGGCAAGGGCAATGAGGCGCAATGCTGAGTTGCAAGCTGAAGCGTTAGCCGCACAAGCGGAAGCGCAGCGAAAAGTCACAGAGGCTGAAAACGAAGTTGAGAGGTTGAGGTCTGACAGGCGCACAAGGCAACCCGTTTTGCTTGCTGCGATTGAGCAGGTGACAGTAGCGGAGAAAGAGCAAATATCTGTCAACGAAGAAGCGCAGATTGTTCTGGAAAGAATAACGGCGGTGAATCAGGCATACGCAGAGTCACAAGATACAACTGCGCAAAGCATCAAAGAAGCTAACAACGCGATGCGAGAGCAGAGAAGGCTAGCAAAAGAAATGGCAGATGCTGAGGAGGCTGCTGGTGCGGTTCTCCTTAACATCAACCAAGCAAACATTGACAGAAGCATTGAAGAGCGCCGAGAAAAGAAGCAGAACAAAGAAGACACGATAAACTTTTTGGATGAGCAGTTAGCTGCTTCTGCGCAGACCAGCAAAAAGATGTTTGCTGTTAACAAGGCGTTCCGTATAGCACAAGCAACGATGCAGACGTATGAGGCGGCGACAAAAGCCTTGGCTGCATTCCCTCCGCCCTTCGGTCAATTGGCTGCTATCGCTACAGTTGGTTTCGGTTTGGGGCAGGTTGCTGCTATCAAGTCGCAGAGCTTTGAGGGTGGGGGCTTTACTGGTAGAGGGGCGAGGGCTGGTGGATTAGATGGCAAGGGTGGTCGCATGGCTATGATCCACCCAAATGAAACGGTCATTGACCACACAAAGGGCGGCGCTGGAGGGATTACGGTAATCAACAACGTCGATGCTCGTGGCTCAGGTGCTGATGTAGACCAAAAGATTAAATCCGCTATGGCTCAGACTAGCCAACAGACTATAATGACGATTCAAGACTTGATGCGTCGGAGACGGTTCGTATGACCACATTCACATTTCCTAGCATCACCCCCACGACGAACACGTTTGAGCTTGTTGCTAATACTAGGACGTTTCAAAGCCCACTGACTAACGCGATACAAACGACATCGCGCAAGGGTTCTCTGTGGCGAGCTAGTCTCCAGTTCAACAACCTATCAGGGGCTGATCGCAAGGTTCTGCAAGCCTTCGTGGTGAAATTAAACGGGCAGCAGCATCGCTTCACATTACAGGATCACTCTCACACATTGAGGGGAACGGGTGGTGGCACGTTAAGAGTCAACGGTGGTACTCAATCGGGTACCAGTTTGGTCTGTGATGGTGCCACTGCGAGCGTAAATAACTACCTCAGAGCCGGTGACTACATCTCGTTTAATAACGAGCTTCACATGGTGGTCGCTGATGCAAACTCTGACGGTTCTGGCAATGTTACCTTGTCAATTGCACCTCCAATACGCAAAACGCCAGCAGACGACACGATTATTACTTATACCAGCCCTGTGACTGGTGTATTCATGCTCGCTGGCCCTGCATCTTGGGACACGCAAGCAGACATAACGTCCAGCTTCAACATTGAGGCGGTCGAGGACGTTCTAGCATGAGCCGTGGCTTTCCCTCTAATGTCCTGACTGCTCTGGCATCTCAACACGTTGCACTGGTCACATTTGCCGAGTTGCAGTTTCCATCTGGTACGGTGTACCTGCACAACTCCATCGGTACTTATACATGGGGTGGGCAGGACTGGCTGGGTGTGGGTGATCTAGGGGAAATCAGCCAGATCGAAGAAGGCGCGGACGTTAGCCCTTACAAGATAACGCTCTCGCTCTCTGGGTTAGACGCGACCATCTCAGGTGCCGCGCTGACCGAAGACTACTACATGCACCCTGTGAAGGTTTATCTGGGTGTATTGGACGCAGATGATGCGTTGCTCGCTGATCCCACTATCGTCTTTGAGGGCGCGATGGATCAGATGAATGTCTCCGTGGGCGCGAGTGGTGGGGATGTTATTTCTCTGACGGCGGAGTCAGAGCTTGCTCGGTTCGACAGGGCATCGAATCTCAAATACACGGACACGCAATTGCAAAGTGACTTCTCAGGTGATGTTGCGTTTGAGTTCATGGCTGACATTGAAGGCGCAAAGATTCGGTGGGGCGATGCAACGTCAGATGCAGTTGCCGGTGGCGCCAGTCGAGCTAATCCAAGGGATGACCTTTACATCGGAGACGAGATAGCGTGATGAGAGTCCATTCCGCACTGAATAAGTGGCAGCGCCGTCAGTTCAATTATGGCGATGCAGACTGCTGCCAGTTCACAGCCTTTGTGGTTAAAGAACTGACTGGCAGGGATTATTCCTCTCAGTTTGAGTACACCAGTGAGGCTGAGGCGGAGCTTATCGTCGGACGTAAGGGAGAGTTGGTGGACTTTATTGCCAGCGTGTTAGGTAAGGCGAGTTCTGAATTGAAAGACGGTGATCCTTGTGTGGTAGACATTCCGATAGCCGGTCAGGTTTGCGGCATCAAGCTGTCCGATAAGATTGTGTGCTTGACGGAAAAGGGGATGGTGCGGATACCAGACCGCTATTTATTAGCCGGATGGAGCGCCTAAATGCCACAGGTTGTTGCAGGATTAAAAATAATTGGCGCAGCGGTAGCCACTGCAGTTGGTGCGGCAGGCGCGACGGGTACTGCTCTTGCAATAGCCTCCTCTAGTGCGGCTTTGGTAGCTCTCGGTGCCGCAACTGTTGTGGCGGCGGGTGTTGCGTTAAATGCAGCAATGAAGGGCTTGATGCCCGACATCTCCATACCTCAGGTAGACACAGATCGGTCACGACAGCAGACCGTCCGAGGAACGATTGAGCCACAGAAGGTCGTCTATGGTGAGGCGCTAGTCTCTGGCCCGATATTCTTCGTCGGTGTTGCAGGCACAGATAACAATACTCTCTATCACGCCATCGCCCTGACTGGGCATGAGGTCGATGACATCACGGATATTTACTTCGACAATGAGGTGATAACCGATGCACAGATCAATCAATCGGCACAGGTAACAGCGGGAGAGTTTGGGCCTACATCAGAAGCGCCCTCAGAATATATCTGCCTGATTGAGCGCAAGACCGGTTCAAGCACTCAAACATCTAGCTCACTACTCACTCCCACGTTTAACGACTGGACGTCATCCCATAGGGCGAGGGGTATCTCTTATGTGGTCACGCAATGGAAGCTGACCGACTCATCCCAAGAGGTGTGGGACAGACTCAAGCCAAACAACATCAAGGCGCTCGTTAAGGGTAAAAAGGACATCTATGACCCACGGCTAGACGTTGCAGCGGGGAATACGGCAGGTGACAACCCTACCTTGGGGGTCTATCAGCAATGGACGGATAACCCCGCTCTGTGTGTTGCCAACTATTTAACAGACACCAGATTCGGGTTGAGCATCCCTACAAGTAAGATTGATTGGGCGGCAGTGGTGACGGCGGCAGATGCTTGTGACGTGACAGTCACGGTTCCAAACAGTGGAACAGAAAAGCGATTCACCGCCAACGGTGTGCTGTTCGCTGGTGACGCACACAGGACGAATATCAACAAGCTGCTGTCTGCGATGAACGGCAGCTTAGTATATTCGAATGGTATATACACGATTCGGGCGGGAATCTATGAAGCCCCCACAGAGAGCCTTGATGAAGACGACCTTGCAGGAGCGGTCACGGTTAAGACATCGGTGGAGCGCGGTGATCGTTTTAACACAGTGCGCCCGATATTTATTGACCCCTCCCAAAGACACAAAAGCGTCGAGGCTCCAGAGGTACAGCTTACAACGGCAGTTAACCGAGATAATGGAGAGGTTTTAACAAGGGACATACAGCTACCGTTTACAAACAGTAGCTTCATGGCCCAGAGAATCGCTCACAAGCAGATTCAGCTATCCGACCAGCAGAAGGTCATCACCTTCCCGGCTAACCTTACAGGGCTTCGTGTGGACGTTGGAGATAGGGTTCAAGTCACCATCGAGGAACTGAACTATAGCAACAAGGTGTTCCGTTGCGCTGGGTGGTCATTCTCAGACACTCAAGACGGTGTGGTAAACCTCACTCTCTTAGAAGATGACTCCGGTTCGTATGCAGACCCCACGGCGGGAGAGTACAGCACCATCTCGGCATCGGGTGTCATCACTCAGGGGTTTCGTGGAGTACCTGATCCACAGAATCTATCGGCGACGGCTGGACTCAAGCACATTGAGTTGAACTGGACGAATCCCAGCAACCCCAAGCTGTTTGAGATTATAGCTATCTACGCATCGGCAGACTCGTCTTGGTCGAATGCACAGCTAATCGGTGAGACCAGAGGCACTCAGTTTTTCCACGATGGTGCGAACCCGATAGACCCTGTTGCGGTCGGTAATACACGTTACTACTGGGTGAGGGCGTTAGCTTACGCAGGCGATAAGAACAGCAGCAGTCCCTTTGTCGTATCAGACCGAAACCCAGACTCCGACACGTCGAACATCGTCCAGACCGTTGGGCCTAACAATCCTGACTACTCAGACATCGTTGACGATACGCCAGCGCAAGAAGCACCCAGTAATCTCACGCTAACAGAGACAACGGTTCTAGGTAATGATGGCGCTGTTCTACCTGCTGTCCGTGTTTCGTGGACTGCGCCGACTGCGAATACATACGTCAACGCTTACGAAGTGGAGTTCAAACGAACATCTGCCAGTCAGATTGACTATGGGCAGATCACAGACTCTTACACTGCGACGATTGACTACGGCTCTGTCGCAGACGCTACTACTCTCGAACTGAACTACGGTGGCGTGAATGAGGCGGTCACTGATCCGGGCGCTGAGTTCTCATCTGTTCTGGTATACGGAACCAGCACGACAATCGCAGGCCAGAAAGAGCTAGAAGAGCATACCTTCAGGGTGAGGGCGGTCACAGTAACCGGCAGAACATCTGGCTTCATCACTGCGTCGATTGTTTTGCAGGGCGACCAGACTGCGCCAGCTATCCCCGGCAGCATTGTGGCGACTGGTGGCATCCAGCAGATAAAACTCGACTACGAACTGCCGTCCGATTCTGACTTGGCCTACATTGAGATCTTTGAGAATACGGTTGACAACCTTGCCACTTCAAGTCTGATTGTTCGCACCAAGTCGGATCAGCATACAGTGACAGGGCTGGGCAATAACGTCACTCGCTACTACTTTCTGAGAAGTGCTGACCGCTCTGGCAACCTCTCTGGTTTTAGTGCGTCTTTCAGTGCTACAACTCAGAAGGTGGTGCTCGATGACCTAGCTCAATCAGTGCTAGACCAGTTCTCCGCAGGTGATGCGTTTGGTATTGAGCCTGTTAGTACGCTCTCAGGCGTTACAGGGGCGCATGTGGGGCAGATTAAGTTCCTGACTACCACAAGCACCCTGCACGTTTGGAACGGCTCTGCGTGGACTACAGACCTGTTCACAGCGTCATCTGTTGACCCGGGTTCTATCACTGCCGCCTCGTTTGCTAGTGGTGTGGAGCCAATCTCTGCGGTAACAAGCCTGCCCTCTCCCACTGGGTACACAGGGCCGAGCATTGTCTTTTTGACGAGTGATAAGAAGCTCTACCGCTACAACTCATCGGTGCCTGAGTTTACGACCTTAGTGAACACGACCGACCTGTCTGGCACATTGGGCGAGAACCTATTTAGCGACACGGTTCGACCAATCGAGAGGGTGGGTACTTTACCGACTAGCAACCTGACCACTGGGCGAGTGGTTATGTTGACCACCGACAACAAGCTCTACAGGTACAGTGGAACGTCGTGGACTTCTGCCATCTCAGCATCAGACCTTGATGACCAAGTGAACCTTGCCACGCAGGTATTCGGGCAAGTACAAGCAGCAAGCCTCACGGCGGGTCAGATCTCGACAGCATCCATTCAGAGCGGAGCCGTGGTCGCAGATTCCATCTCAAGCGGGGCGATCAGTGCAGTTAAGCTGGCGGCGGATTCCGTGACTGCAAATGCCATCGCAGCTAACGCGGTGACGGCATCAGAGATAGCGGCGAACACGATAACGTCAACCCAACTGGATACGTCCCAGATATTCGCCGACTCTGCTGTCATTGGTGCGATTCAGAGTTCATCCATCACCACGGCTGCGGTAGTCGCTGCGATTGGTAGCTTTGAGTTTATTCAGTCACAGAACATACAATCGAATGCGATTACGGCAGGTAAATTAGCCGCGTCGAATGTAGTTACTAACTCAGCGCAGATCAGTGATGGCATAATCACAAACGCCAAGATCGGCAGCGTAATTCAATCTAGCAACTATTCCGCTGGGTCTGCTGGCTGGATAATTAACAAAGACGGCAGCGCAGAATTTAACGGCGTGGTTGTAAGCCGTGACTTGATTGTGGCTACTGGAAGCCAAACGCTATCTGACAGAAGCGGCCTGTTTAATAATGACATAACCACCCTAGAAACTATCTATATAGAGGGAGTGTACCCCGCTGGGTTTGCAGCATGGGGCGGGTCAAACTCAACCTTATTATGCAACGTCGAAATGAGTGGGAGCTTTTCCACCTTTGTCGGCTCTGAAAGCACAGCGATGCTTGGGCCGGTGGCAACGATTCTACCTTTAACTAAATTCCAAGGTACGCAAGGCTTCACATTAAAAATTGAGATGGTTGGTAGGCGCATTTCTGGATGGGGGTCGCCGAGCAATTTAACCCTCAACTGGAAGATTTATAAGGTGACATGATGACGCTATTCGACGGTTATGAGAACGAATCCGGCATATTTTTGCATTACAAGCAAATTGATGGTGAACAAGCGATAATAGACATAAAAACCTATGCGCCTGATGATCCTCAATTCGCTTGGGCATTAGAGCAACTTAGAAATTTAGAGGGCTGAAATGGCTACACAATTACAGATTAGACGCGGAACTTCCACGCAAGTAGCCGCCTTCACAGGTGCCGAGGGCGAGATAGTCGTTAACACGACCAACGACTCAGTTCATGTCAATGACGGCTCCACAGCGGGTGGCTTCGAGCTTGCGCGAGCGGATCTCAACAACGTCTCAGACACTGACTTAAACGCTGCGCTCACGGGTAACACTGTTAGCGCGTTGACTGTTACGACGCTGACCGCTGGAGCTTTCACATCGAACGGCATTGATGACAACGGCACATCCACAGCTATCACTATTGATAGTTCTGAGAATGTCTTGGTGGGCACTACAACCCATCGCAACTTTTCTGGTGACACGACAGAGATCACTGTAGGAACAACCGCTACAGGGGCAACTAAAGGTGGTGCTGTAACCTTTGGCAGTGGTTCTGGATTCTTGGGCTATCTTGCATTTCAAGAAAGCGAAGGAACTTTGGGCACGTTAACGTCTGTGCCGCTTGTGTTTAAGACCGGCAACACAGAACGCATGCGCCTGACCACAACGGGGTTGGGTGTTGGTACTACTTCTCTTACTCCAAACGCTACTTTAAGTGTAGCTCAAGGCGGAGTTCATGTAGACGGCGGAGCAAGTGGCGGTTCGTCACAAGTCATACTTTCAACAGGTGCTTCTTCTGGCTCTAATTTTGGACAAATTAGCAATACAGGAACACGCTGGGCTTTAGGGTACGGCGGGACTCAACAAACAGTAGGGACAGAAGTTTTAACGTGGAATAGTTCAAATAATGTCGGTATTGGCACCACTAGCCCCCAAGCAGCAAAGTTCTCAAGTACGGCGAGTGGCATCCTTGAACTAGCTAACACTAAGCCAGTTATAAATATCCATGAAACAGATGTTACAGATGCTGAATTCTTCATGGGCATGTCTGGCGGTAGCGCAGTTATAGGCACTACAGGCAACGGTCAGCTTATTTTTCAAACCGGCACTAGCTCTGCAAGCATCAGCGCACTCATTGACGCAAGTGGCAACTTGCTTGTGGGTGACACAAGTTCGTCATTTCCAACCAATGTTCGAGCCTTTAAGGTTTTTGAGGCAAGCATAGCAATAAGCCATAACACCTCAAATACTTCTGGTGATTCATATGTGCGATTTGGTTATAGCACAAACACTATTGGATCAATTACGCAAAACGGAACTACGGCTGTTCTCTACAACACCTCCTCAGACCAACGCCTAAAATCTAGCATCGTAGACGCACCTTCTGCTTCTGACGACATTGACGCTATCCAAGTACGTTCATTTGACTGGAAGGCTGACGGTTCACACCAGAAGTACGGCATGGTTGCTCAAGAGCTACAAAGCGTTGCACCGGAAGCAGTATCAACACCAGAAGACCCTAATGACATGATGGGCGTGGACTACTCAAAGCTAGTCCCAATGCTTGTCAAAGAAATTCAATCACTACGCGCTCGCGTACAACAATTGGAGAATAACTAATGGCAGCAACATTCACTTGGACGATCTCAACACTTGAACGCGACCTGATCGGCGACCTAGCAGGTGGCGTGATTGTGGCGCACTGGCGCGTCAACGCAGAGCAGGTAGAAGGCACTGGCGATGACGCTGTGACCTACAACGCTAGTTCATACGGGACTTGTGGTTTCACGCCTGATCCTGCCGCGTCAGACTATATCGCTTACGACGATTTGACCGAAGCTGATGTGATTGGCTGGGCGCAGGCTGACGTTGACCAAGACGCTATCGAAGCGAGTCTGCAAGCCAACATCGACGCACAGATCACGCCAGCAACCGCCACAGGAACGCCTTGGTAAACTAGGGGGTGAGAGATGGACAGAGCAGAGCAGGCACTTGAGAAGATAGCCAAGCACGAAGCTGAGTGTGCCCAACGCTGGGGTGAGGCATTGGTTGAACTTCGAGAACTTCGCAAGGTCACTGATGCCCACGCTGCGCGATGGGAACGTCTGGCTTGGCTGGTGGTTGCTTCTGCCGTGACTGCCGTTGTGTCCATTCTAATGAGCCACCTCCAGTGATTCTGGAATCGGTGGCGGCGTGTAGTGCCGCGCTCAACGCCATCAATGCAGTAGTCTCAAAGGTGAACGAGACCGGCTCTGGCGTGCAACAACTGTATGGGATGTGCTCAGACTTCCTGCAAGCGCTAGATGACTTCGAGGCGAATAAGAAGGCATCTACATTCACTCCCCTATCGTCTGGGGAGATGCTTAGACTAGCGCAGATAAGAAAGTCATTTGAGCGTCAGCAGAAGTCCATTGAAGACTGCCTCGCCATGCTCGACCCGGAACTATTACAGTCGTGGAGAGAGATGCGAGCCACCCAAGAGCAGCAAAGAAAAGAGCACTTGGCTTATCTGGCGAGGAGGAAGAAACAGCGCAAGATGCTGATGCAGCAAATAGCCGTTGGGACGCTCACTCTCATAACTGGGTCTATAATCGCAGTCGGGGCCATATTCATAATCATTGAAGTCTTCGCTTGAGGCAAGCATGTATCAATATCACTATCAGCGCCCGACTCCCCACCTATTGTTTGATATTGCTCAAGGCAAGATGTATGACAGCGAGGCGGTCAACATCTTTGGCTTCAATAGGGTGGTGGGAACATCGTTTGAGACGCTCTGGAACGACGGGGGAGACTACGTTTTCCCAACCTCTGCTGTGACTATGGATCTCGTCTCAACGAGCACCAGCGACACTATGAGCGTCTTGGTGAAGGGTCTGGATGCGAACTATAACGAGATTAGTGAGACAGTCACGCTAACGGGTACGGTAGCAGTCACTACATCGGCGAGCTTTCTCAGAATAAACTCGGCGATCATTTTGTCGGGCAGTAATGCTGGCGACATCTCAATCAGCAACGGTGGCACGACATACGGGTTTATCGGTACGAATCTAGGCACAACTCAAGCCTGTATTTACACTGTACCAGCGGGGCACTCTCTCTACCTGTTTCGCATTGACTTCAACAGCGCGACCACCAACGGCAACAAGTACGTCACAGTTCGTAATAAATTAGCGACAGACACTGATCGTATCTTGCATGTAGCAGAGGCGACATTTGCAGTCAGTCAGGTATCATACGACCGTCAGGTTCCGTTCAAGATAGCGGAGAAAACTGACTTTCAGTTTCAAGCGAAATCGAGTAGTAGTACCAATGAAGTCGCTGTCTTTGTTGAAGCAGTACAAGTGAAAAACCAATAGAGGTGAAGAATGATAACGATTGATGGCAAGACTTACGAAGAAGAAGACCTAACACAAGCTGCAAAGATTAGAGCGAATCACATCGCAGACTTACAAGAAAGGAAAACTGAGTATCTTCTGTTGCTTCAAGACATCGAAGCCTCAATAGCTTCTCAGGCTCAAAGCATCAAAGAAGAGCTAGAGGGAGAGGGCGAATAGTTCCACGTGGAACAATCAACATAGATTGGTGGGGGCAGGCCAGCTAACACGGTTAACGAGAGCTTTGACCTTGTACTGCGTCACCCCCAGCTTGTCAGCGATTCGACGAGTGCCATAACCCTCTTTTTGCCATTCCCATATCTGCCGTTTTGTAGCTTCAGAAAATGGCGCAGTGATCTCAGCCAACCGATAGGCTAGGTACTTCTCTCTCAGCTTTTCTTGCGCCTTGATCGCCCTGTAGAACCTGTCTCCTTGAAACCCGTATGCCTGTGGAAGCACTTCTTGCATCTTCTCTGACTCCCCTTCGTTAGATCTTCTGCTGGAAAGACACCCTTGCAGTTCATGCAGATATTGAGATCACGCTTGATCCCAGACTCTAGCTGCTGAATCTTCCCACCCTCTTCAAGAAATTTCTTGACGGCATCATTCATCGTCTGCCCTCCGTCTGCACCACCATGAATCCTAGAGTACCTAGTTTGGCTTTCAGGGGGTACTGGACACCCAGTTCATTGTCTACACGATTAACAAGCTGCTCGATCCACGCAGGGACGTTCTCAGGGCGTTTTACTGTCACCCCGTCGTATTGCACACCATGCCTATGTTCTAGCAGTCGGGTGGCTATCTCCTCGCTCTCAGATGTGCTGTTGGTCTTCTCTCCACCACCCTCGGTTTTGATTGATGACAACTTGTTAAGTTTCGACCTAATGTCCTTGGGTAACGGGAAGTGGTCGAGTTCCTCGGTTAGCTGACCTAGTGCCTCGGTCATCAGCGCAACGCTTTCTTTGCCGAATGCTTGGTAATGCACTTTTCCAAGTTCCTCCCAGTCGCGTTTCTTAAATGGGTGGAGTGCGAACCATTGCGAGTAAAGAGCCGTAAATTCTTGCTTATTCATAGATTCCCCTAGTTATGCGGCAGTCGATCACTTTGATGCGTGAATGAATTGCGGGTCACAAAGCAAGTGACCTATCTCTCTAACCCCGAAGGGAGGCTGACGCTGCCGCTCGCCTGCCCAGAATCACCCGCGACCTAATGGTATCAGAATGGAATGTCGTCCTCGAAGTCATCCATCGTCTGTGGCGGTGTATAAGCCTTTGCAGACTGACCGCCTTTGGGTTGCCACTTGTTGACTGCTAGATACCAGTTGCCGCTTTTGCCAACCTTGATCTGGGCCTTGATGTTGCCGTTCTTATCCAGACCGCCATCATCGAAGGTTGCGGTGTTGAGCCAATGCCTTAGCTCCTCTTTGTTGATTTTGACTTCGGCCTTAATCCATTCCTTGTTGGGTTCAAAGACTCGAATGCCATTGACGAATTGTATGTCGCTCACAGTAGCTCCAGTAGTATTGCGGTAAGTGATGAGGCTGCTGCTGCAACCAGTAAGATATAAACTTTGTCCTTAACGTCGAGTCGCACCTCTACCGTCTCAAATAAGCGCTTTGGAGGCGTTATTTCGCCGCTCTCAGGCGTTTTCTCTACGAGTGAGGGGTTTGGTACTGGGTTTGACGGTTTCACCTTAGCGTAAGCCTCGCGGCCCCCTTCGTTCCATTCTTGAACCATCTTAGTCACCGAATGTCTGTCTTCGCCTTGCAGCGAATTTTTATTCGCAACGACCACAAACTTGTTGTAATTGTGGTCTGCCCTGACCAACTGACGGCGCTGTTGCATGTTAATCAGACAACGCTTCACCTGATCTTTTGACATGCGTACCTTACGCTTTCGAAGGCGCTCATGGATGCCGTTATAAGCCAAAGGCCCATCGGCCTGTACAATTTCGTATATCTCCCTTGCAAATCCTCTTTTGGGTTTCACTGCTTTTCTCCTCGCATTTTTGTGATTGATGTTCGCACTCCGCTAGGTAATTCACGCCAAACAGCTATTTTCATGTCGCTGTCGGTGTTTAGCTCTTCGATCAGTTCATTAATGCCAGCTTCGTCTGCTTGTTGTACACAGTTAACAAGAGCGGTCGCGTACTGGTCGCGTTTTGCTTGATCCACTTGAATGCCAGACTCTTGCATGACTGTCTCAATGACAGACTGTCCACGCTTCTTTGGTGGTGCCTTTGCTGCTGCGTTCCCGTCGTCGTCTTCGTCGGCAGATACTCCGCAAGCCATCGCAAGAGAATATCTTTTGGCATACGTCAGCGCTGATCCAAAGCCTTGAGCGTTCTCACGGTCGATAGGTACGGGCACAGGGCCGGTTCTTAACTCCTCACCGTGCCCATGAAACACCGTCTCAACCGCGATACCCTGATCCATTGGGACAGACCTTTGAACGTACGCTATTCCGTTCGCGTTGAGCGCAGGCTTGACTGCGTCGATCACACTCTTGAGAGAAGCAAACTTGCTCTTGAAGTGTGGGTTAGTTTGGTCAAATGCCGCATGCGACATTTCAGACTGCGCCTTCACCAAGGCGCTAATCAGAGTTGGTTCTGATTCCATTCATCAATCCTCTTAGTTGGTTTTGCATGTACTCGTAACGCTCTAGCGAGTTCATTGGTAGATCACAGCGCTGGATGTTGTCCAGCACTTGTGAGTAAGGGAGTGGGACTAGCTCATCGTCTGGCCCCAAATCATCTTCGAACATTTCGCATTTAACGCGACCCATTAAACACCTCCGTCAAGCAGCCGATCTGATTGCCTCGGTACCAGATGAAGAATTGACCAGCAGGGTTGCTATCGCGCACGTCGGCAGGTCTGTGAATGTCGTTGACTATCTTTGACAGTGTCCAGTGCAGGTTCTGTTCCCACCACATTTGAAGATCAAACATATCGGCGCGGGACTCAGACACTAGGCCATTCTCAAAGCCAGAGCATTCAGTCATACCGTAGAGGTGAAGGTTGAACAGGGTGTCGTTGTCTTTGGGTTCGCCAAGATCGCAGACTGGGCAAACGAGGCACTTGTGTCCATCATCATTCAGATCGCGGAGTTCTCCGTCGCACTTAGTGCAGAGTGGAGCGTCACCCCACATTGCTTGCCATCGCATATCAGATTCAATTGGTCTATCAGGTACGATCATGATTCCCCCGAGCCGCTTACGCGGCCACGTTGTTAGTAACTTTCAGGCAATAATCACGCGCAGCCTCGAAGGTCTCGAAGTGCCTGCAACGCTGCATCATCAAATTGCCCGTAGAGGTGTAAGACACCATCACTCTCCAAGGCTTCAAAGTAGAGCTAATTGCCCAGATGAGTGCGGTGAAACCTTTGGGATCTCTGTCTTCGTACCACCAAAGATCATCATTGATAAAACCGTATGCAATTTGATTTGACATCATCTTTTCCCGTTGTTGTTGAAGCCATTGTCACCGATACCGATACATCTGTCAACACAAAAGATACAATTATTTTGATTTATTTTTATCCTCTATCGGTTGACTCAAGTATCCGCTGGGTGTACTGTCGCCGAATGGATACACAACTATTTGAAGAATTACTGAGTGGTGCTGGAACCAATCAAGCTGGCTTGGCTAGTAAGATAGGGGTCACTCGACAGATGTTGCACAAGTACAAAAGCGCAGGTATTCCCGCGAATCGTGTGATACAGTTCGAGAAGGCAACGGGGGTTCCACGAGAAAGAATTAGACCAGATGTATTTGATGAACAGTACATTCTGGGCAGTTAGCGGTCAGTCCCCATACTCTCCCCCCTCCCCGTTGTTGTGGGGGCTGGCCCATTTATTCGCTCCACGAAAGTGGCAGAGGCTCGAAAGAGTGCGGGTGGTTGACCCGTTGAGCAGAACGACCAAAGGCAACTCGTTTGAAGCTGGGCGCTGTAGTAGGGAGCGCCAAATTGAACACTCGTTAATGGTGGCATAAAAACCCTCTCCCCCGTTTTATATATGGGCAGAGAGGTGGGCAGCGTTTGAGCCAGCGCAGAAGTGGTTGAGTGGAAATACAGCCTAACGATACAGACAGATCTAGTATGGGCCACCAAACCCCTACTAAATGTCATCTGTGGGAGAGAGAAAATGGATCGAATGGATGCAATACTGACGAAACTCAGTGAGCGTATAAACGAGTGGGAGAGAGCAAGTCGGGAAGCCATTGAAGCAGAAACAACTTTCAAGTCTTATGAGGCATCTGTCCAGAAGGCGCACATGGATGCAGGCAGCAGCGCGGCAAAAGCTCAAACAGAAACAAGATCAGGGGGAGAGTGGGCCAGCCACTACAGGGCAGTCCAGTTAGCCAACCTAAATGCCGAGAAGTTGAAGAAGCAGATCATGCTTGGGCAGTTGATGTTCGACGCAGAGCGAACCAAGCAGGCTAATCAGCGCAGAATCGTCTGATGCCAAAGAAACCCACCTCGGCAACTTTACGCGCCAAAGCATTGAAAACGCTGCAAAGACTCGCCAGAATCAGCGCGGCTGATGAGTCGGGCTTCGCGGCTTGTGTATCATGCGGAAGGGTTCAGCACTACAAAGAGATGGACGGTGGGCACTTTATCCCCAAGGGTTCATCATCAAGGTGGGCGCTTGAAGAATGCAATGTGAACCCTCAGTGTAAGGGTTGCAATGGCTATGGTATGAAGCATGGCAGCGCAGAAGCCCAGTACACAATGTGGATGATGGACTGGTACGGACGAGACACTGTGGAACACATGCTGTCCACAAAGAAAGACCCAGTTAAGTTTTACGCATCGGATTATCGTGAGATGATTGCAGACTGGGAAGAACAGATCAAAGCGCATGAGCGCAGAATTGGTGAACGGAGATGAGAAGCCCGAGGGCTATTGCGGTTGATATGGTGAGGGCCATGGACGCAGCAGCCAAGCAGGTTTGGGAAGCAGAACAGAAGACAGAATCGGACGACAAACTCAAGGCGTTGGTTTTTGCCCACGTCTGCAATTCATACGCTCGCAGAGGGGGCTATGGGAAAGAGAAAGTTACCTGATCCGCAGGTTTTCGCTGAAGAGTTCGAAAGGTTGGGGGCGTCTGGCGTTGCTCGTAAGTACGAGGTGGAGGTCAGAAACGTCTTCCAGTACCGCAGATCTGTTGAGGATAAACTTGGCAGGCCGTTAAACGTCCCATCATATCTTGACCGCAGCGGCAAGCCGCGCCCCAGCGTCAGAAAAGAGATCGCTGTCGATAACTCGATGTGTATGATTATCGGATCTGATGCACATTATGAAAGCAACACAGTCACCACAGCCCACCTTGCTTTTGTCGATTTAGCGAAGAAACTACAGCCCGACGTGATCGTGATGAATGGCGATATGATGGATGGAGCCAGCATCAGCAGACACGCACCCTTGGGGTGGGAGGAACGGCCTACCGTTGAACAAGAACTAAATACGGTTCGCCAACGCCTCAGTGAGATCGAGAAAGCAGCGCCAAGCGCAGAGCGTTACTGGTGTATGGGCAACCATGACGCACGCTTCGATATGCGGCTGGCTGATTTATTGCCACAGTACAAAGGGGTCAAAGGTTTCACTCTGAGGGATCACTTTGAAGGGTGGAAGTTTTGCATGAGCCTTTGGGTTGAGGGTGCGGAGCGGTCAATCGTCATAAAGCATAGATACAATGGTGGAGTCCACGCAGGCTACAACAATACGTTGAAATCGGGCCTGCATATGGTCACAGGGCATACGCATCAGATGGAATGCAAGAGCTGGTCGGACTACACCGGCACGAGATATGGGATACAGTGCGGCACCATGGCAGACCCGAATCAAGCGAGCTTTGACTATGCAGAGGATGGGCCAAAGAACTGGGTAAGTGGGTTCGCTGTACTGCACATCCGTGATAACTTCTTGCTGACGCCAGAGTTCGTTAAGGTGCATCAACCGGGCGAGTACGAGTGGCGCGGAAACATTCACACGGTTGACTACCCATGATGAAAGAGATTGAGCCTTGGGAATATATCGTCGCAAACAATCTGAACTACCTCAGTGGGCGGGTGGTTAATCTGCTGACTGAGTACAGCCACAC